AAGCCGTGTATCGGCTGATCAGATCGCCCATCAGATAGGCGTCCGCATCGAAAGCAAAGAAGTAGCCCTTCTCCGCGAACTGATGCGTCGCCGCCGATGCCACGCGCTCAAAGTGCGGCGTCATGTGGTAAAGGATCAGCTCAAGGCTCTGCTGTTCAATATTGCTGAACGTCGCCTTGCTCAGTTCGAACACGATGTGCGGCGGAACGCCGAGAATTCGGGCAATCTCGATAACCGTGAAGGTCCGGACCTCGACATATTGCGAGGCCTTATTGTCGTGCGACAGGAACTTCGCGTCCATTTCCTGATCCAGCACCGCGACGCCGCCGGCGTTGCGCGCGCCGCCGAAGCGGGTCCGCCAGTCGGACTTGATCTTGTCCTTATCCGTCTGGCTGACCTTACCCTTCGTGGTCAGGATCGTGGATGGCTGGGCGTTGTTGCCCCAAAAACGGGCGGCGAAACGCATCGTCTCGGCCGCGCCGCAAATCGTGTCCTCGACCAGCTTGAGCCGGTCGATTCCGATGAAGCCGTCGCGGCTGAAACCGGGCACATACCAAAGGTCGTTGCTGGTCAGCCGATCATAGGAGCCATCCGGCAACTGAGCATCGTAGAACAGCGTCATGCCGTCCTTACGGTCCCAGTGATATTGCGGCTGGATGGCGTAGGGCAGCCTCGACAGCGCGATCGGGCGGTAAAGCTCATCCCGATGAATGAAGGAGGCGAACTTGCGGCGCAGCAGCAGATCGCCCAGCAGCAGCTCCTTGAACAGGAACGGGCTCTGCCAGTCGTTCGGCCTCTCGCAGAACATGTCGTAGAGCGGCTGGTCGGTCGCGGGCTCCTTCCCGCCGTCGTCGAGCTTGCGATAGTAGATTAGTGGCGCGGACGCGAAGATGCCGCACATGACTTCGAGCCCGCGCAGGAATGCCGGGAGCGACATCGCTTCGGCTTCGCCGATGCTGACTCCGCGAACACCACCACCAAGGATGTTGACGAAAGTCGATCCTTCAATGTCGTTCAGACCATCGGTGCCGGCGACTATCGCCCCGTCCGACGCGCGTCCCCGTAGCGCCGCCCACGCGGCGCCGACCCTGCTGGCAACGCCCATGGTTCAAATCCCCGTATATTCATAATTCGGCGCTGCGGCCGGGTTGCGGCTCATCAGGATCACCGCGTTAAAAATCGCGACAAGCGGATCGATTTTCGCTTTGCCGGCGGCCTGTTTGGTGACCAGCACCGCGTTGCCACGCTGCTCGACCTTGGCGTTGCCGACGCACCACGCCAGCATCGCCTGACCGGCGTGCTTCGCGGTTCCGTCCATCAATTTTCGTTCGAGGCCGATGATCGCCGAATTCAGGCGGTAGCCCTGCGGGATCGCGATGACCTGACCACCCGGCCCCGCATCGAAGCCCCGATAGGAAAGCTCATCGACAAAGGCACTCACGCCAAAGGCGTCGAGCCCGATCGCGGCTTCGGACGGCAGCAGCCCTGCGTTGCCGGCGCGCTCGATATAATCGGCGGCGCCGCGAATATCGTCGGTCGGGTCCTGACAGATTGTCAGCGAACCTTCTCTTTCGAAATCGCGAAGCACAGAGGCCTCGCTCTTGCGCCGCTCCAGCACGATCGGGTGCGCCCATGCGTGCGCCCAAATCAGCCATTCCCGCGTATCGCGATCACGCCCGATCGCGCCCAGGCCGAACAAGTCGTCAGATCCACCGCCGTCGCCGCCGAACACGATCGTATCGCAGCGCACCAGCAGGTCATCGAAGCTGACGAAGGTCGGATCGTGCGCCTCGGGCCAGAAATCAGCGCCAGGCCAGCGGTCGCGCCGCAGCTTGAGGCCGATTTCCACGTTGAGGTGCTTCGCGAGAAACACCTGAATGCCTTCGCCACCGCCACGCTGGGCCTCGACCAGCTTATCTGCGAGCCACTGCGCATCGACCGATCGGCCAATGTTCGGGTTCGTGACGTAAAAGAAGGCCGGGTCCAGGTAACTTTCGGCATCCAGCATCGCCCCCGGCCACTCGTAGAGCATGCCGAACTTGCTGTTATCGACGATCACGCCGTCGCGGATGTCGCGAAATAGCTCCAGCTTATCCTTGTACACCCCGGCGGGTGGTTCATCGCTGTGCGTCGTCAGGAAGACGACGAAGCCTTCCGGCCGGGATACCATCCCGCCTGTCGCTTCCATCAGCATCGCGGCGGCGTTGACGCGTTTGCCGAACAGCCACAGCTCTTCAACAAGGATGAAGGCGGCCTTCTTGCCCGACACGATGTCTGTGTCGGCCGCGACCACCTTGGCTTCGGCCTGCGTGACCCGGTGCTTGATGAGCCGCTGATTTTCAACGACGTGCAGCAGCTGATCAAGCTCGGAGTCGAGCCGGACCATGGCAGCCGCCGGGACAAAAACGTTGTTGGCGACTTCCTTGGTCGGCGCCAGCACCAGCAGTTCGGCGGCGTGCCGCCAATTGCGGACTAGCGCCGTGATCAGGATCCCGGCCGCTATGGTCGATTTCGAATTCTTCTTGCTGATGAGCAGCAGGAATTCGCGGATCAGGCGGCGGCCCGATTCCGCGGCATAGGCGCCGAAGATCGCGGCGACGAAATCGAACACAAAGGGTTCGCAGCACTCGCCGAAGGTCGGCTGCCCAGGCACGTCCACGATGCGGAGCGACTTGAACACCGCCAGCGCCGCAGCGGCTTCGTCCGGGAAGAGCGGATCAAACGGGACCAGCGAACGACGCTGAACGATCCGCTCTTCCCAGTCCGGGCAGGCCGTGGTCCATATAGGTGCGCCCGGAATTCCCGGCAGCACCGGAGGCGCCGCCGGCATCAGTTAACCAGCCTGGGCGACGGCGGCGGTGCGAACATGCCGGTGACAGCATGCGCCGCCTCGCTACGCTCTTCCTTCTTGCCCTTGCGCGGCTGGCGTTCGCGTTCCTCGGTCTGACGGCTCGCCGCCTGCCCTCGGTTCGCGGCCTTGTTGGACAGATCGACCAGGCCTGCCTTGTCGATCTGCGCGAACATTTCCTTGATCGCGGCGACCTTACCGGTGGCTGCAGCCGCCGCGAGCAGCTGCAGCTGCTTGGCTTTCAGGCGCAGGCGCGCCTGCTTCCATTGCGCCAGCTCGGAAAAATAATGCTTCCGAAACGTCGGCATGGTGACGCCGATCGCAAGCGCGGCATCTTCCGGCGTCGATCCCATAGCGAACAAGAGGTTGATCTTGTTCGAATTTTCCAAGGTCCACTCGTGCGGGGGCCTGCCAGCCTTGCCGCGATGCAGCGGAATGGGGTCGCCGAACAGATCGACGCCGCGCGAAAAATCGTCTGCCACAGAAAAAATCCCTGCGTGGGGCCAATGCGGGTCCCCGGCGGGCGGGGGTCGCAGAGATCGACCCACCCCCCTTCGTCAGAGCCGCTGCGACCGCTCCTCACGTTGCTTCAGGCTGTCATGGCAAGGTGACTTGCACAGCGTCTGAAGGTTGTTCAGGTCGAAGAAGAGCGCGCGATCACCGCGATGCGGGCGGCGATGATCAGCCACCATTCCCCGGCCGCTGACCTTGCCGCACATTTGGCATGTGAACCTGTCGCGCTTGAAGCAGGCGAGCCGAAGGCGCGCCCACTCCGCGAGCTTATACCAACCGCGCCACTCGATCGCGGCGCGCGCCTTGTCGCGCTCGCGCTCGCCCTGCGGCAGGTATGCGATCGACGGGCGCAGCGCCGTAAGCGGCGATCCCAATGCGCGCAGCCGACCCATCATGTTTCCGGAAAAGGCGACGCTCGCGGGCTAGGATGGCGATCCGGTTCAGCGAGCGTCGCAAGGATAGGAGAGGATGCCTGAAAGGCATTGCTGGACCGCTGCACGAAGCTTTGCCCCAGCGTGACAAGAACTAACGGATACTGACCCCTAAAACGAACATATGAAATTTGCCGACGTGCTGATTTTAGGGCTTGGTGGCGCTTTAGGGTTCACGATCAGATATTTAATGGAAGGCCTTTGGCATTCAGCTTGACGGCAATCGCGCTCAGCGCGCGGGTGTAGGCAACGCGCAGACAATCGTGCGTATCTTTCGACCGCAGCCGCCGCTTCACCTCCGCCCAATCGACCTGATTGCCGTGGTGCTGTTTTTGCTGAAGCACAACGCCCAGCAGCGGGCGCAGCCTACCCTTGCGATCCTGCACGAGCATCGCCCACTCAAGCGCTTCCGACATCCGCTCATATTGGGCGACGTTCAAACCGCCCCGATCGCGCGACAGCCGATCGCGGCGATCTTCCACGTCGATATAGTCCGGCACTTCGCCACTCGGATCGACGACGATCCAGCGATGGCGGACAATCTTCGACCATGGCCCGTCTGTCGCGTACGGATTGCGCCCGCTCGGCACGACGCGATCCAGGAAGGCGATAGCCTCGATCAGGCGCCCCTCAACGAAGTCAGGCGTCCAGAAGTCGGCATCCTTCCGGTTCGCATCCAATCCTTCCGGTTTTTGGCCATATCCTTCCGCCCAACCCATAACCCAACTCCCTCAATAACAATCACTTAGCTTTTGATCCGGAAGGTTTGGAAGCTTAGGAAGCTTTCGCATTGTATTCACTTTCACGCGCACGCCCGCACCCGCACATGTGTTGGCAATATCGCGCGAACCCTTCCGAACCTTCCGAGGGCGCAGAAATCCGCCCTTTTTCCCTTCCGAAAACCTTCCGGCATCCTTCCAAGCCGGAAGGTTGGCTTGCCATCTGCATCATGGCGGAAGGTCGTCTTCGTCCCATTGCGAAGCGGCGCGGCGCTCCGGCGGATCGTCATCGTCGGGCAGCGAAATCACATTTCCCTCGCGATCGACGAAATCGCCGACATCCTTGATCAGCTTGAGCCCGAGCCACTGCATCCCGTCAGAGGCCTTCTTTTCGTAGCCCTTGTCCGCCAGCGCCTTCGCCAGCCCCTTGTTGGACCATTCGCGCTCGCCGGCAGCCTTGCACCAGGCCACGAACACATCGTGCAGCCGTGACGATTGGATGCGGCTTGCGGGATCGGGTTGCGTGCACAGCCGCAGGAAGCGCGCCAGAGGGTCGCTCGCGTCGCGATAGGCCTGTGTTGCCGCAGTGACCTCTTCCGGCTCGACCAGCCCGTTTTCGAGGTAATCGAGTAGGCCTTTGACCAACCGGTTGAACACGCCGGCCGCCTCGCGCGCCTTGATCTTGTTGAGCAGTTCCGGGTCCTTTTTCGGGCGGCCATGCTCATCGAATTCCAGATCGATGTTCTTTTTCCAGCTGATCAGCTTCATCCGGCTCCAGATCCCCTCGTCCGTATCGGGAATATCGGGCTTGGAGTTGCCGCTCATCAGCAGCTTGAATTGAGGCAGCATGTCGAAGAAGCCGCGATGCAGGGCACGCGTCGGCACCGGCTCGCCACCCGTCACAAACTTGATCAGCGCGGCATTGAGCTTCGCGCCACGCTCCGGCTCGGACGCGCGCAGCATGCGCACGCCACCAAGCCGCGCCAGATCCGGCGAAGCCTGGTCCCCGCGTTTCTTGATACCCTGGTCGAGGAACGTCTCGATCAGTGTCGTTCCGCTATAGTCGCCCAACGAATGGCACCAGGCATCGATCGTGGTCGATTTGCCGTTTCGGCCGCGCCCATAGTTGAACCATAGCTTATGCTCGCCCGTAAGGCCGGTGCAGCCATAGCCGCCAACCTGATGCACATAGCGCCGCATCTTGCTATCAGGCTGCGCCCACTCAAGCATGGCGTCGTAGAGCGGCGCCTTCGCCTCCCCATCATATTCGACCGGCGCCAGCTTGGTCAGATAATCCTCGCGCCGATGAGCGCAGAGCGTGACGCTGGCAGAGCGCTTGCCGTCCGGCAGTTCCTCCCGCGCGAACCGCAGCGTGCCGTTCAGCACGTTCACCGCCAGCGGATCTAGGTCGAAACTCTCGATCGGCACCGTCAGCCACCGGCGGGCGAGCATGGCGATCGAGGCGGGCTTGCCGGCGCTTTCCGACTGCCGGCCCCAATGCGCCAGGATGCCGGACAGCTCCACAAAGGTTTTGCCCTTTGGTATTAGCCGGTTGAGCCCGTGCGGGAATTCCTGATCAAGCGCCAGCTCATTATCGCCCGTATCGAACCGGATTCCGGTTTCGGCCATATACCGCGCTTCATCCTGTATGGCGCGCACCGTTTCGAAGACGGCGGTGATCACTTCAGCCGGCGGCGTGTCCTTTTCCTGATCCAGCTCTTTCCAGCGCCGCTCATCCCAGCCCAGCCAGCCCTTGGCGGTCGTGAAGCGATAATTCGCGCCGAAGCGGTCGCGGAATCGCTCGGCGATCCCGAAATCCGTCATGGGATAGCCGACGCACTTTTCCATCAGCTGCGCCGGCCCGAAATCGAACCCGGCCGCAATGCCGTCGCTTATCGCGCGATCGATGTCGTCATGCGCAATGCCATCGACCAGCTCATAAACTGACCACAGCTTTTCCTTGGCGTCCCACTCATCCAGAAGGTCGCCGCCGATCCTGCGGCCAATCGCATAAGCCAGCCCGGTCAAGGCCTTTGGCGTGCGCTCGACCTTGGCTAGCCGCCGCTCCAGCCACTTTTGAGAGACCGTCCGCTGCCGCGCCATCCCCCCCTCCGACATTGGAGGGCCTTCCACCGTTCCGGTTTGGAAGCTTTCCTTTGATCCTCCAACCGGGGCGGGTCCGGGTGCGGGGCGCGGCGAAGCGGCCCCGGAAGGATACCGCGGCGCGGAACCGTTCGTCGGCCGGCGGGAAGCACGATCGCGAGCGGAAGCCGCAATCTCTGCGAGATCGCGTGCGCTGTTTAGTCCGGCGGACCAGCCGGAGTTGATCGTAGCGATCAGCTGCGAGTCATCGTCGCGGCCCGGATTGGAGCGCGCGGCACTCTCGATCGCGGCGCGCGCGGCCGATTCATCGAGCGCGGGATATGGCGTCGAGCATGTCAGCGACGCGATCTTGAGCGCGCTTTCGTTGAGCTGCGCATTGCGGGCGCCTGACTGCGCCTCGCGGATCGCCTTGCACTCTCCCTGCAGCGCACGCCAACCGTAGCGCTCGATCGCTTCGCGCGCCGGATCTTCGCCGGCGACGCGCGGCCGGGACGGCGGAGGCGTGGAAGGGTCGCCACGATCGCCCGCCGGCGCGGGTCGGGGCGCGGGCGCATCGTCGTTCTTTTTCAGCAGCAAATCGACCAGCGCATCAGGCGCGATCGTCACCGGTGTATCGCTCTTGCCGCGCAGCCAACGGTAATGCCCCTCGGATGCGGACTCACCCCCCTCGCAATGACTTGGCGGCAGGATCACATAGCCCCCGGCGGCGCGCACATCGACGTGCTGCGGCAGATGCTTGCTCTTCTTGGTGCCGACGCGGTTTTTGAGGCGCGGCCGATCGTCTTTTGGCTGCTGCAGATAGACGTGGACGCCGGATGATGGCGTGACCACCGCGAGGCTCGACGGGATTTCCCCGCCGACCAATTCCTCCAGCTCGCCCTTGAGCCGTTCGAGCGTCCAGACTTCGCCCGTATCATTGTCCATGCGCGGATCGAAATCGATCACGAACAGGCCATCGGCGCCCATCGCTAGGGCAATCATTGCGTTCGGCCAGCGCTTCCACCAACCC